TTCAATGATGACTACATACAATGACACAAGTAGCAACGATAGCTACGGGTCGGTGGTAGATAGTAGGGGTAAGAGCTTAGGCAGTCTGATAAAGGACTTAGGTAAGAAAAGTGGGTACGGTACTACAAACTCAATCAAAACTTCCTTCTCTGCTTTAGTTGGGCGTGACAACAGAATAGAGTTTAGACCTAAGTATAACTCCGGTGTATCACTAACTAGAAGCAACAGTATGATATCTAAGATTAGCGCAAAGGTAGGTGGTCAAGTAACAAACGTAAGGGTTTACTACAACGACAATCAATCATTCGTTGATTTCCCTGCTACCAATCTAACTGACACTACAAGATGGAAGATACTAGAGCATCCCAAGATAAAGAGTAGTAGAGAGGCATTGATTGTCGCACAACAACAATACTCTACCTACAGTAACACCGCTCTTAGTATGAATGTCAGCCCTATCATGGAATCTGGTGCTGAGAATAAGATGATTGAAACTGGTAGGTATGGGTACATAGCAGACCCATACATAGCCCTTCGTGGTACTAACGATAATGTAGACAACTGCACAAACTGGACGTACTTGGGTACTGGTGGTGCTTTGTTCCCCGGTATGGTAAACGGTTTGCATGGTAACATGAGTACAAACGATGCGTCTGCCCGCAACGATAACTCTGTATCTAGGTATGGTATCAGCCAAGACACAGGTACTGGTGATGTGTCATGGGAAACAAACTACTACTGGTATGGTAGTAACTCTATATCCAATGCAGTACAGATAGTGCATATACCTAACAGTGTACCGTTTGTAAGCGATAGTAGTAGTGAGCCTCTTAGAATATGGGTTGATTTGAAAAATCAAACGGGAACAAGTATAGACGAGGCAGAGTTTACTGTGCATATAGCAGATTACAGATTCAACGCTACGGCCACAAAGGACCTACATAGCTCACAGTATAGCAATAACACATCATCCAAAGACGTAAAGCACAGTGGGTACTATCAGATAGATGTACCACAGTCATACTCAACTTCACAGGGCAAAATAGTTTTTTCTTTCAACGCAGAATATTGTAGGGCTTTACTCAGACGTAGATGTGGCGACCCATCACAAACGGCACACGGCTCGGCAAACTACATCTTAGATAGTAGTGTAGACAACGGTAGCGGGTCTGTAAATGCAAATAGTATATTCCCTATAGGTATGAGGCCATACACAGAGATGTACGGTGGTTTCCGCAACACAAGAAAGGAGTGGTACGCACCTAGAATACAGATATGCAGGGACCTGTCGTATGTACCAGCTACCTATGTGTCGGTTACAGATTTAGGTCTTGAAATGAATGCACAAACTATGGTCATAAAAAATATAAGTTGGGGAGCTTCTTCAGACAATGTAGATGACCTTCAACTTACTTTAGAGAGAGATGAGTCACTTTCGTCAGAAAGACTCATTGATTATATTTTTAATAAAGATAATGATGGACTACAACAAGGTAGTGGTGGTAGTGGTTCCCAAAATAACCCAGAACAGGGGGGCAACAAGCCCGTAACACCACCTTTTAATGACCCAACCGTAGACCTAGACCCAGATGTAGACCAACAAATAGGTGATGCTTATAATGACTTTGATGCAGACTCTTTTACTTCTGATACAGGTATGCCTATAGGCAAGATGTCTAGAAAAGCCTACGGGAATCTAAAAGGTAGAATGAGTTTACCAAACGACAACCTATCTGGTGGTGCAACATTCTCTGTGTTAGGACAACAGAAGCCAGCCGTAATACCGTCCACTATGCGTGGTATAGAGGGTATGGACGTAGACGTGTCTATTGTCGGTGGTACTGCGTCAAGAACGGCAGATGGTTTTATCTTTGCAGGTAAGGGTCTGCAAGCCGCAGACGAAATCATAGAATCACAAGAGGTTTCGCTTGAAACGTCATTCGTTGTACCAAATGACATTTTAAGCAACAGGATGAGCATACAGGCTACTACCACACACTCCCCACTATCTGCTTCTGGTAGAAAATGTGCGGTGTTATATGTCACCATTCACAATGAGAAAGCAGGTGTTACAGTTACTAATGAGGTAAAAGTATATACTGGCACAAGCAACAAGATAATCGACATACTACCAGAGCAAGTCATATCTGGTCTAGGAAAGTCTGGTAATAGAATAGCGGTAAGAATAACTAGGAAGCCGGGTACGGGTAGCGATACGGCAGATGCCACAAGTGTTTTACTAAAGAACCTAAGTGTCAAGATGCAGAGGGCTTCGGCTAACACCGGGTCTTCAGCAGACAAGTTTTCTGCGAGCAGAACCTAGTAGTTTTCTCGTAACTTTAATATGTCTTTGGCTCTTTTTCTGCCGATGCCGGGAACACTCATGATTTCTTTTTGGGTGGTCCTTGTTCTTAGTATCTTAGGTATGCTACCAAACTTCTCAAGCAGGTCCTTAGCCATATCTGGCGTTATACCACGCACAGTAGAGAGAACGGCTACACGGGGGTCTAACTCTGCATTTTTTACTGACTTGTGTAGGTGCGGTGAGTGTTTGGATAACTGCATACCCTGTTGTGTGTGATTGACTACCAACCAGTCCGTGAAGTCGTCCATAGTGGTTACTTCCATATATCTTATTTTTGGAAACCTTTGGTAGAAGGTTGTCTTGAATTGTTGTATAACCTTCCTCATTCTTGCCATTTCTATAGCTACCTGTCTAGCGTTTGGTCTACCTCCGGGTATATACGGCTTCAATTCTGTACCATAGACCACTAACATAGGATTCTCAAACTCCTCCTGTAAGTCCCTTAACTGAGCTACTATCGTGCGGGTGCGTCCGAAGCCCATGATGGACCGGTATAGGTCGTTTATCTCCTTAGCCTCCACACCCCAGCTACCTAAGATATAATCAGCGGCCTGTAACCTACATACTTTTACCTTTTCTTTACCCATACGCATGAGTAATTTATTGACGACTTTGGGATTTTCCCTGTCGTCTACCAGAAGCATGAAACTTCTACACTCTGATACATATTTAAGGATATTACCAACCTTGACTATGATATATCTCATCTTCTATAATCATGATGTGTGTTTTACACGACACACAATACCTTTCCATAGCCGTGTGCAAGGACCATTCTCCTTGACAACATAGGCATTTATCTAATTCTTCGCTTGTTACTCCTTGTAGCATCATTTTATTTCCTCCTTACTCCATCGTGCGCCCAGCAGGGTCCGGCATCAACACAACATTTAGTCGGTATATGCTCGTAGTCAATCATACTAGCTACGTGGAATCTTGTTGTATGTTCATTGTAATCTCTCCAATTTAATTTTGAGATAAACTCAACTATACTTTCTATAGAGTCGTTTCTCTGTTGTGATGTGAGTGTGGATGGGTGTGCGAACCAACGTAGGTTGTCTGCTAGATGTAGAACCAATGCTATCCTAACGTCATGCTTAGGATTCTCATGGCTCATGGCTTTTTCTAGGCAGGGCGGTATCGGTATAAGACCGGCACTACCTATCTCTCCGTTGAATTCTCCTGTAGAATATACTTCTTCCCTCTTGGGGTTGTCTGCTATCCACTTTCGTATGTTGAAACCACGCTTGGGTGCTTCTCCTCTGAACGGGTCTAGGTGCGTTAGTGATTGCTCTGGCCTCTCTGGTATGTTGTAACCCAATGGGTCACGCATAAACTCGCTAGTGTCTATATTTACAGACCATCTACCTCTGGCTGGGTTGTATGTATCTGGCACTCTAGTTAGTTTTTGTGGGAAGCCAACACCATCTAGAGTCTTGAGGCCACTAGCCATGTTTCTCTGGTATCTGTCTAAGTGTCTTGATATCATAGTGCCTTTCAATGGGGTGTCAAAGAATTGATGTACATGGAACCCACGACCAGTGAAGACTGTTCTTACATCGCCACTGAGCTTAGAAACCAAAGAGGCCACATCTTTTTTGACATCTTCAAGTGTACCATCTTCTAACATATCAAAGTCCCACCAAGCTCTATCCATGACTACAGATTCTACGTCCATCTTCCAAGACCTCCTTTCGTCCCTTCTTTCAAATGAGTATAGTGATGTGTAACAAGACGCTTTACCATTTACTTTTGTGATATAACTATCGAAATCATTTCTACTTTCACATAGAGTGCGTCGCAGACCTATCTCTCTTGGGAAAGTCAGAGGCATAATATCACTCCGTCTGCTGACTTCCACATTCACAGGCCCACACAATTAGTTTTTCCGGTAAAGAACCTTCTTGACCATTGACACGCCACACTTCTTCTGAACCTTCCCATCGGTCTTCGGAACCACAAGCTATACACTTCATAATTATAACCCCCACTCCGTAATTCCGTTTAATTCAGCCTCACAGTTAAGTGAGAAGTCACACCACATAGGACAGAAATAGTCGTTCCATTTCATAGGCCATTGGTGGGAAGTTAGAGATTCAATAGTGTCATATAATGATTCCTCAAAGGCATTATAGGAACGCTTAGAGAATGGCTCCATTAAAGCAAAACCACGTTCTGCTCCTAACCACATGGTCTTACCCCTCTTGTTACCCTCATTTAGTAGCTTATCTCCACCGTCCTCTGGTATCTCATAGTCCGGGCAGACGTATAGGAAATGAGTTACCTCATCGTACCCCAACATACCCAATAATCTACTGTAATATACCAATTCTTTTCTTGTTCTGGATAGTTTAGAAGTACCCATGTTACCAGTTTTTAGCTCTACCAACACAAGACCCCCTGTTTCTGGGTGTCTAAGGACTCCATCAATAAGACCTACCCAAATGATAGGATGACCATTGAATTCCTCATATACTTCGTGCTTTACCTCTGCCTCTACTACGTCAAAACCACCTATATCGTAGGCTATTTGGTGCAACATTAGGTTGAGAGAGTCTACACCGTCATCATCCTCCACACCCTGCTCTATAGCAGTAGGTATTATCTGCTCTGGACCTTGTAGTAGACCGGCTTCCATGACGTTGTGTATCTGAGTACCACGTATCATCTGCTCTGTAGCAGGTGGTCTTGGGATATCAGCGATATAACGCCAGTAAAATTGTCTGGGACACATCATGTAACCCATCAAAGATGACTTACTAATCCTATATACTTCAGCATCTATGGGGTTGTAAGACGATAAAGAAATCTGCTCTGGTGTTGCTCTCATGTTCTCACTCCATATATGTTAAATTATCTCTAGTGTTTATTATTTTTTCTTTTAATCTAGTACCCAATTTGTATTTGCTATTCTCTCCCTTTGGGTAAGACTCTATTGGGTAGTTAAGGTCAGACAGGAATAGCTTTTTACTTTTACCTGTAAAATAAACATACCGGTGCTTAGACGTTCTTACCTTTCTAAGATGGTTCATAGACTCATCATAGTGTCTTGAGTGTTTATTTTTACCGCTATACTTATCTGTTCTTTCCTTAGTCTTACCGGTGTATATCCAGTTGGTAGCTTGATAGATGTAACCGTGATGACCTTTACCCTCATCGGCAAAGGAAACAATAATCAAGTCGTCTTTCTTCAAGAATCTTAGGCAACTAGACACAAACCTACTAAGTGTATTCTTAGGAAGGCCATCATCCACCACCAAACGGTTTAGCTCGTAGACGTGTTTTTTATTTTCTTCTCCACATATACCTTTACATAGGGAAGGACTGGCTGGTTTTCCAAAGGTACAAACCCCCCTCATAACCTTATCAATGAATAAACCAAAAGCATAAGATATAGAAGGCATTCTCTGAGCATAGTGTTTGTTGAGTATGAAATCTTTGGTATCATCATACCTTATTTTCTCTACTCTCATTCTTCTTCCCCAGAAATACCATCATCCCAATTCTCAAATGTGGTTTGTTCTGTTCCGAATATATTCTCACCACAATGAGGACACATATCACTCTTTTCTACACCCCTCATGTCGGGTCTTAGTAGCTCCTCTTTACAGTTAGCACATATGATTCTCTCTATCTTTCCTTCTTCTTCCAAATGAGTATAAACTAAAGTCTGTAATCTCATTAGGTCGCCCCCCATCAATTGTAGTATTCTAGTTACCTCAGTAGCTAACGCCTTAACATCATCTTTAGTTGCCTTCTGACTCATATATTTCTCACCCCTAATCACGGTTATAAACAATTCTATATCCACTGTATATTTGACAACCCATTCTTGGCATTTAGTAAGGGTTGAGAATCCCACTTAGCTAATTCGTAGTAAGGTAGTATTTTCTTTATGATAAATCTATCAGTCATTTCCTTTGAGCCTATCTCTGTTATACCTTCTATGTCCGAAGGGTCATCAAATGCAATATACTTACCGTCTTTATTCAATGTTACTAGAAAAAAAGAACCGGCACGATAACCTTTACCTAAGAATTCGTTGGCCCACGCCGCCCCTGCGGAGGAGCCTGACAACACCTTGTACTTAGACAGGTCACGTTCAATCTTACCCTTCATACATAATTTTTTTAGGTCTATTTTACCCCCCATTATGCTAGTAATTAGTGATAAATTACGCTCTGTGACGGCCTCCTCTGTTTCCTCTTTTAGAATACCAGATATTGTATTTTTCATAGCCTCTTTCATTACAGGAGGCATACGTGATTGCTTCATCTCAATACCTTTAACGTAAATGTTTGGCTCATGCCACTCACCATCAGTCCAAGCTACTCGTCCTGTGTATCTATTCTTAGCTACCATGATAAGACGACTACACCACTTCTCAAACTGTACCTCTATAGGAGCCATTCTCTCATTTATAATCGGCATAGCCTTGATACCGTCGTCTGGGTATGGTATCTCACAAAACACCGAGTCGGTATGTCCGTATATTACGTTGAATCCTACCCTCTGTGCCTCTACCATCAGCTCACCTAAAGTCTGCCTAGATGTGTATGTGATGGCGGCCGCTATATCTGGGTGATACATGCCATACTTTGCGTCACCACAAACACCATACATTGATGCTACTATGGTTTTGGCGGCGAATTGCATACAATCCCACTTTCTTTTTTCTGGCCCATCACTGACCATCATTTTTATCTTAAATTCATTACGCATCTGGGTCATCTTATCCATCTGTCTGACTAGAAGACCCTTTGTGTCCTGTGTGAAACATGTACCGTTGCCACAATCTTGACCCTCTACGTCCAGTGTGTCCCAAGATATGTTGTACTTAGAGGCATTACTATGATACATCGCTTTGATATCTAGGATTCCTACGTTATCATACACTCCCGGCTCTACATCTAGAATATCAGCACCTTCGTAGTCCACTTTAGCAAACTGTGGTCTAGTAGGTATTCTCCTGTCAAAATCTGGGTCCGTGAGGACCAATTGACTAAACATCTTAGTGATGAAGGGGGTAGAGCGTAGGTCACACTGTACGATATGTTGTAAGGAAGTGTAGTAATCTAGTGCATTTACGGCCTCATCTAGCTTAGGTAGCAATCTTACGTCTTGTCTGCAATAATGAACGTACAAAGCAGGGTCATCCCACCATGTTTCATCGTGGCCCTTCTCTAACTCTACTTTCTTTTCCCCTAATATTTCGTAAGCCACGTCATCCAACTTGTAAGAAGGCAACTTACCGTTCTTTAGCTCCCATAACTTAGAAACTGCGAGCATCAAATCTATACAGTTTCTACCTACTATGGGTTGCGCCCAGTCTTTGTACTCATACCTCAGTTGCCTCATAGGTGATAGTAGGTTTTCTTGAAGACCACACACTCTGCAACGCTCTATGATTTGCTTTATGTCTGCACCGACCACGTACCACCCAGTAATTATGTCTGGGTCTTGTTTTCTCATGTGCTTGATAAAATGTATGAGCATAGACCTCTCGTTCTCAAACGCCAATGCCGGTGTTTCGTACTCGTACTCTCCGTACTTGTGATGTGGCTCACCTTGACCTTCTTTCAGACCTTGTGCCGACGCCTTAACAAACCAAACATATTCTTTATCAGTAAAGTTATCATATACTACTATTACCCTAAGTTTATTTGTTGTTGGCGACCACTCACAATCCATGTACCAAGTCCTATGCCTATAGTTTTCTATAGGTTCGTTGCCATCATTTATGTAGTCCGATAGGACACGGTTGGTATATGGTATATTTGCCTCCCATGTGTCCCTTTCGTCGGATATTTTCTTGATGTCGAAAGGACTAGCGCAAACTATCTTGGTAAGTTTCTCGCCGTACAGACCGACGTAGCCCCTCTCTCTCTTTACCACTGTATCTAGGTATTTATCTTCATCTGTTCTCACGAAGCAGTAAGGCCAGTAACCAGTAATACTTTTTTCGTATCTTGAACCATCTTTGTTACGGCCTCTGACAATAATATCTCTGCCTCGACCACGCTCTATAATCATCAGACCATCTCTACTTGGTTTCTATCCATCTTCATATGGTTACAGTTTTCACACTCCCATATATCTCCTTCTTCTACGGAGTCATAGAAAACAAACGAGAAGGTAGCACCACACATTTCACAAGTCATCCACGGAAACTTTCTTTTCATGTTTATCACTACTCTATTACGCTTATAAATTAGATGCTTGGAAGATGTAGTCACCATCCCCTAGAGATATTATCATGGGATAACCCATATCAGCATGGGTGAAGTCCCATACACCTATTGTAGTGTCATGGTTTAGATTGGCAAAGATATGCTCAAGACCACCGTTGTAAGTAGCACAGAACCCATAATCGGTGTTACAATGTACTCCCTTTATCATCGTGTGAGTTTTACCTTTTAGCTCTCCACCAACTCTTATTTCCAAATCGGAAGGTGAATCAAACAATACCTCGTATTTGTTAAACTTCTGACCATTCATTGAATCACATCTAATTGCTTCGTATAGCGTAGTAGTATCTAGGTCAGCGAATACCCACTGACACTCTAACAGAGTCCCATCGTTAGCGGTGTAGGTTAGGTCATCTACATTTATCTTATTAGCAAGAAGACTAGACTTCTCCTCCCACTGGGCTATACTGCTTGGGTTATGTGGGAAGGCCCTCGCTTCTTTGTTGGCCGACAATGTAGTTTGTTTGTTAGAAGACTTAAACATAACCTTGTTTGACGAAGGTGTGATAGTCACCACGCCACCGTGATACTTCAACACACCCAGAGTGGTTTCTATATCAGTGATTACTACTTCGCCTTCGCCAGTACAGGGTATAGATAAACGCATAATGGAAGTCTGACCGTCCTTTACTAAAGAAAGAAGTACGAGTCTACCACCAGTTGCTTTTAAGATAACACTATATACCTGTGAGATACTTTTACCGTCAATAGTTTGTTTTCTCTGGGCTAAATTCAGAAGCCATTTCAGAGAGTTTGTTTCTACTGTTATCAAGTAATCACTCTACCATGAAAGGAAGACCTAGCCACTCTACGTTGCCATTCTTGACACGAAGAACATCGTGTGTGCTACCGACCTTCTCTATATTGTTACCCTTCATTTCCTCGATAGTGGCTCTTACGACCCACTCACCGTCTTGTAGATTCCTGTCACCCTCGACACCCGCCGCCGGGTCTGCCTTCTTCATGTAGCGAGATAGGAATACCTGCTGAGAAAACTTCCTCATCGTTCCCTTCTCCCACTCTGGTCTGAAGCCAACGGTCATCAGTACCTTCTTACCTGTGCCATCGTCCATGTACTGTGATACTGGTTTTAGATGGAAGGTAAAGTACACCTTAGCTACGTTCAAACTATGTAGTCTAGATAGGATATTCCTGTAGAGCCTGTTGCGCTCTCTCCACTCCTTCTGGTTGAAGGTATCTCCTTCTTCTTCTATGATACCCCTAGCTAGTAGCGACGCTCTCATAGCGTGTTCGCACCACTTTAGGAAGGTAGAGCCACCGTCAAAGATTACACCGCCGATACTATCTGGCGACTCCTTTACTATATTGGCTAAGATATTCACATAGTATGATGTCTTATCTAACAATGCTTTGTAATCTACATTGTTGTCCTCATCAAAGATTGACTCATCAGTTTCATCGTGAAGCGGAAGCACCACGATGTTATCTTTGTTAGGGTACACGTAGTCTACAGTAGACTTTGCTGAGTTATCTACATCAAAGATATAGATAGTCTTACCGTCGTTAATCTCTTTGTCTAATAGAGAAAGAGCAAGACCGGTCTTAGCGGTGTTCTCATGACCAACGAAAGCACATCTATGTGTCACGGCATTCATTGAGTTGTTTGTGAATAACTCCCTGTAGTAAGCCTCATCGAATCTAGTCGTAGGCTCAACAGTCTTTGTCGTCTTTGCTTCTTTTGTCTGTGCTTGTGTTCCCCAGCTCATATCTATCCCTCAAATTATTATGGTTATAAACTACTCGGTTGGTGCTATGATAGCGCAATCAGTCATCAATACCAAGGCTGCTATTGATACTGCGCTCTCTATACTGTTCAATACTACCTGCATTGGGTCAAGTACACCATCTTCCTCGGCATACTCTAACTCACCAGTTTTACCACAAACGTAAAGGAAGTTACCTTCCTTAAGTTGCTTGTGACCCGCAAACCCTATCCTGTAAAATTCTAAGTCAGCACCAGCATTCTCTACGATAGTTTTCAGTGGCGTTTCCATAGCCTTCTGGAACAACAATCTGACATCTGTTGCTAGTGGAACCATCGTCTGCATTTCTTGAGCATACCGCCATAGTGTTGCGCCTCCGCCGACGACAACGCCGGATTCAAGAGCGAGCTTACAAGCATTGACCGCATCATCTACCCGCTCCTTAGTTTCTACCTGCTCTACATCGGAAGCACCTCCAACGTAAATCGTGGAGATGCCAATGGCAAGTCTGTCGTATCTGTTTAACAACTGTTCCTTTACCCAGTCGTTTTCTTCTCCCTTGTAGGCATCCAATAACCCTTGTAGATATTCTGCATCTAGAGTATTTTCTTTTAGTGTAAGAGTAGTGGTTGTAGAGTTTGAATATAGCTTATCACATTCACCTAGCTCCTCGCTAGTAGCTTGTACGATAGACTCATTCAAAGAAGTCTTGAATACCTTACTACCTGTAGAGGCAGAAATGTCCTCTAACCACTCTTGTTGTTGTTGTGGCATACCCGGTACTTTTATGATACAAACAGATACTTTACCCTGTACTATATTTACCAAAAGATTCTGTAGCATCTGTGGGTTCACATCGGGACAGAAGACTACCAGTGGTCTGCCCTCTTGTATGCTGGCTTCCAAGGCCGGTATCAATGTATTGAAACTCTCTATTCTCTCAGTAGTAGTTAATATTAATGGATTAATAAACTCACACTTCCCTTTACCAGAGTTGGCCATGAGAGTATGAACCATACCAGAGGTTATCTCTAGGCCATCACTACTTCTAACATAAGTATCTTGGGTTGGTGACTTCTCTATAGTAACACCACCTCCTTTCTTTACTACATCGGATATTAGCTCACCTAGCTTTTGGTCATTGTTAGATGCTATAGTAGCAACATCTACCAAGTCGAAGTCAGTTATCGTATGCTTCTTGATGTATTCTGTGACATCTTCTAGGCAATTCTTTAGCTCATCACGTATTAGTAATGGAGAAACACCGTTCTCCATAAGAGTAAGAGAACCGTTACACAATGTCTGTGCTATCAAGGTGGCCCCCGTAGTACCATCACCAGACTTCTCCTGTGCTTCTGACGCAACCTCTTTCAGAAGGTCTATACCCATCTGAACATACGGGTCTTTATCTGTTACCGCTCTCGCTATGGTAACACCATCATTGAGGATGACTGGCATCCCCATAGGATTCTGCACGATGACTGTCCTAGCTTGGGGTCCGAATGTTCCCTTGATAGAGGATGCTAACTTATTGACACCCTTGAGTAGCTTACTTCTAGCCTCTGCTCCTGTGATTATTGTTTCCATAATTATACCTCCAACAACTCTACTTCTTCACCAGATAATACCGCACCTATAGCTGTGTAATGTGCCATCAATGGTGATGTAGGGTTGGAAGGCTCTACCTTGTTTAGCTCTGTGGGATTTACATTTAAGCTAACTATATCTGCTTGGTAAAGCTCGACGGGAACAAACCCACCGACACTTAGAACGACATACGGTGCATCAACTATGAGGCCGTAGTCGCTGACTTCTTCGTGCTTTGTCACAAGAACAAACTCACCTAGAGCCTTCCAACTCCTATTCATCTACGCTTCCCACCCTTCGCTTACTGGCTCATCAGTGAAGTCGGGTGTTACCATTTGTTGTACTTCATCAAAGGCCCACCAACCATTGACGGTCATGCGGTCCTCATCTTCCCTACTTCTCCAAGCCTGTCCGTGTATGAGTAGCTTAGTACCCACACCGAAGGATGGAATCTCGTCGCAATAGACATCTATCGTACCTGCCATAGATGTGATGTCAATGTCACCACATACTAGGATAGCACCGCCCTTATCTCTTGGGTCTATGTGTATTACTTCTGTGACAGTGGCACAAGTCCTGTCCCACCATCCGTCAGTACCGTTGTGTGTATCGTAATACTGCCTAAGAGCTGATAGGTTAGGTAACATATTCTCATCTCCAATCAACCCACCAATAATATCTAGGGGTGAACCACTGAAGATGTTAGCCAAGTCTGCATTGACTGTCGGTATAGATACATCAGCGTTTATGTAACACCTTCCGTTTCTACCTGTCTTTAGTGGTATGCTCAGTGGTGTGAAAGTAGGGAATTGCCTATCTGCCGACTTACCACTACCACTGACCTTGATTAATGATAGCTCGTTGTCGCCATGCTTTCGTCCATAGAACAGGCAAGTCCTCTCCCTCTCGTCCTGTGGGCGAGGCGCACCGTACTTGAAGTTGGCATCGCCACTAGGGAATGTTGGGTTGCTCTTGTCCCACACCACATAGAAGTGCGTGTTAGCATCTAGTTGCATGGTGTGTTTTGGTAGACTGTGAACATCGCTCTCAGCACCGAAGCCGAACATCTCTGCGGAAAGCCTTGTGTATGAGCCATCGTGATTGTCCTCAAAGAGAATAACAGAACCGCTATTGACTAGGGCCATCCTAACTTCCTGTGGTGCTGAAATCATCTGGTTCTTCATCTTGTTGTATAGAATCTTTCCCCACTCCTTCGGTCTTGGGACAGAGATAAACATACCCTCGTATGTATCTGCACCTGCTCGGCGCATTCTAGCATTCTCGCTTGTGATGTTTCTACCTGCTACTCTAAGAGCTAGGATAAAACAATCCTCGTCCGAGCGACCTGCATTCTTCCATGCGGGTCCCTGCTCTGCAAGAACCTCATCGGCCCTCGCTCGCACCACATCGGGTGCGACGTTCAGTGTCTTGGCTATATTGTTCAACATATCGTCACTCATTTTTTTCACCTGTTACAGTTTCTTTCGCTTTTTATTACGGATATAAACATTACGTTATCATCATCCTTACATAGTTGGCCTTGACAATATCCTCATCAACACCGTCTATGATATCTCTTTCTGCCGTGATACTAGCATCAACGACTTGGAGTTTATTAGTCCCTTCATCTATGGCGGTTCGCATCACCCCTCTTACTATCTTTCTGATATCCCCATCCAACATCTTCAAAGAAGTGTCAAAGTCTTTATCGTTTATACATAGTGTTAAGAATAGTTTTGCGTTAAAGTTTCTTTCAGAAAGGGAGAGAAGAAACTCATGTGCGCCTTGTTCCATAGAGGCAAACGCTTGTAGTGCGTTGATTGCATTTCTTAAGTCGCCCTCATGTGCTTCACAGATTAAATTCAGTTGCGAGTATGTTATAACCACACCTTCTGCCCCACAAATATATTCCAACCTCCCTTTCATAGCCTCTTTATCTATGGGTGAGAAGTGTATCTGCAAACACCTTGACTTAATCCAGTCGCTTACTTTACTGATATCATTACACGCTAGTATGAAGTAACCGTGTCCGTTCTCTATCACACCCTTTAGAGCCGACTGTGCTTCTGGTGTGAGTTGGTCTGCCTCATCCAACAGTATGATTTGGTTGCGGTTGCCAGAGCTTGTAAGTGGTATAAGCTCCTCCTCTACAAACGCTATACCCCTAGTCTTCTTAGAAGAAGCATTGAATGTGTGTATGGTGTAGTCTAACTCGTTAGCTATGACGTGGGCTAGTGTAGTCTTACCACGTCCCGCCCCCCTGCTATGTAGTAGTAGGTGTTGCATATTATTAGTAAGATGGCCTAGCTCCTTAGCACCACCCACTAACTCATCAAAGGTCTGTGGCCTGTACTTGTTGGCCCATAGTTGGTTCATAAACTATGCTCAACGATTACGCATATAAACTTACACTTTGTTTTCGGTTATGTAAGCTATACCACTATCGTACAAATCTATTAGCTCTGCGTTAGATGGCGTACCCATAGGCTCACCCGATGTTCTTTTCACCATAAGAGAAAGAACAATACCGGACAGAACCCCACGAATAAAATCGTCCGATAGCTCTAACATTTCATCTTCAAATTCTTCTTCATCAAATGCTTGTAGTAGGAAGCTTCTGATTAGAGAAGCGTCAAACATATTTTCTTGGGTCATTATTCTAGTGAAGTCCAAGCCTCTGTTGTTGTGCATCATAGCCGAAACAATTGTGTGAATGTCATCACGCATTTTGCCTACCATTATAACCATATCCTAAATGTAATATTAACCCTTTCTAATACAGTGAAGGCACATCTTTGTTTCTGGTGGGAAAACACGTATCTTGCCACATACACATTGTTCCGCAACCGCCCTCTGCTTAGGTGTCATAACCGTTAGACTACGGGTATAAACTATTTCATCCCGGTGTTGTATGAGTGTCCGGTCAATATCATAGACTAAGTGCTTCGCCTTTGTGCCAACGGCATTCTCTACCATCTCAGAACCGACTGGTATTATCTGTGGATTCTTCGATAGCAAGGCAGACAGGCTATGAGGAGAGGGTACTGCTCGTACATTCTTCTCGGAGGATAGTTTCTCGGCTACACCCTCCTTAGTCATAGGACCATGCTCCCATAGTATATCTACTATAAGTCGCCGGACTCGGCGGTTATTGGCACTCATGTATAAGAGTTAGTGTTTAGGTATTATAAGTCGTTCCCAACGTCTGCCCATAAAATAGCATCTGCAAAAGAATTCTCCCCGTACTGGCGGGGTGTGTCGCAAGCGTCTTGTTTTATAGATGTTACTCCTTTTAAGTATAATTGTGGAGATAGTATTATGATAATCATTTCTAACAGAGGGAATAACAAAGTCATCAATGCAAGAAGACCAAAAAGCGCACAAAATTCTCCTAGAGCCATGATAAAACCTTCTGTTTAGTGCGCTTCATACCCTTTGGTATGTCACCACTATCCCTTACTTTATTGGCTACGGTTATAGAGTTTTCTAGAATGACCTCCCAATGTTGGTCTGTGCTTCTGAAAATCTCTGGTCGCTCTTTACTTTTACCCTTTTTCTTAGGCCACTTTACTCTGGCTCTGCTAGGCTTGATGCCATAGATTAGCGACGCTTTCATGTACTCCTCTGGTAAGGTGTACAGAACCTTTGAGATTCTTCGCCAGACATCTATGTCATCTACGTTCTCCTTCAAGAACCAAAGGAGTAACTGCATTGGTTGGTTTCTGTATAATTCTTTTACCCTATCTCTATTAGTCCAGTTGAGCAAGGCACGAACCAAGACAAACGCATCATCATTACTTTTACCCTTAAGGTTATCATCTACCACACACAAGTCCTTGGCCTTCTTGTTTAGCTTCGGTTCTTTATCTGTCACCACAACAAGTTTGTTCTTTACTACGGGCGACCAATGAATGACATCATCAGAAGAAAATTTATCGGAGTGTAGAATGTAAGTAGTTTCTTTTAGGTTAGGAATACTATCTAGGTTGTTGTACATTAGAATTTCGTTGTCACTTCTGAAAGGTGTTGCATCCTTTGTGAAGATAATCATTCTTGGTCCCTCACAAATGGGTCATGCCCGTAGATGTAATCCTCTACTCTTTTTAGCTGACTACCTGATAGATTCCAGACATCACATATAGATGTCTTAGGTACTTTGTATTCGGCATGATGCCACTGGATTCCCTTCGGTGTTATCAAAGCCATTACCCCATCTTCAATCATAGCTTGTATTAGCTTAGGTATTTCTTCCTTAAATATAGGGCGTGTGGCGAAGTATCTGGTGGGTTGCACCCTCCACTTCTTCATTCCAGAACCTCGTATTCAACATCAATAGGTGTGGTTAGTAGGTTTAGCTTTCTCTCCACATCATCTAGTAGTTTGGGTTGGTCTGCCAAAGTTTCTACAAGAATCCTACTGACATCACTGAGTTGATTATTTACTAGCAGTAATTGAGAATCAACACCTATCTCTTTCTTGAGCTGACCCACTAGCTTTAGCGATGCGTTAGCTTGGGCTATCAACCTAGAGGCATCAGCTACAAACTCCGAAGTGATACCTCCCTCTGCCTCTTTACGTGCCTCTAACTCATCAAGATAGTTTCTAATCCTAATCACAATATCCTCTGCTGAGTCTAGGGTGTTGATGGATTGGGAACGTGCTTGTTCCATGTGCATAGCCTCGGTAGGGTCGTACTCCATGTGTGAATCCATGTGGTTAATCACTGTCCCATCCGGCCAGTTATATTTAGCCTCAAGATAACTAGGTGATGTTTCGTCGTTGAACACCTGCTTCTCCAATTCCTTTCTGTCTTTATGCTCACACATCTCACAACCGCCGGTTAGAACCCAACGTAATACTTCTATGGCAAAAGCATCATTCTCAGTAGCTAACCTTCTCTGTATCTCTATCTTTGTCTTCATCAGTTTCCACCCCACACTATAGGCTCACTAGCTTCCGATACTGGTCCGAACCTACAGATGACTCCCTTACGACCACGCCTCTTGACGCTTGGCTCTACTTCACTATACCAAGTCTGCCCCTCTAGGTTTTCTATCAACCAACGCTTTGCGCTCTGGTAATCGCCAGATGTTATCATACGACTAATCTCTTTTAGTAATTGCGACTTGGGTACGTCCTTCATCCAGAAGGTGCTACGCATAAGCTCAAGGTCTGCATCCATGACTCGCCTTCTCTGTGCTAGAGATTGGTTGAGTATGGCCTCTAGCTTCTCATCTAGTTTTATGATTAAAGGTTCTCCACCACGATAGGTAGGTTGCATCATAGCATAACCGATACACATTCTTCTGAATAAGTCAGCCTCAAAGGAGCGCACATCTGGTCTGTCTATCCATTCCATGATGTCGTCATCAAAGAGAATACCGGTGGGGGGATTCCTTACAGCTTCGTGCATCCTGTTTCTTATCCATTCTTTTATCTCAATATTAAGATTGGCTACGGCCACCCTCTCATCCTTCTGCATGTTGGCCTGTGCATGTTGGGCCAGTTTGTACTGCCTCTCTTTCTCTGGGGTCATCTCTATGTCTATGATGAAGAACCTTCGGTCTAGTCCAGAGTCAAGCTCAAACCTAGCGGGTTGTGTACCGGCCCATACTGTGTAGCGTGTGGTGTATCTGACCCACCCGTTACGCATAGCCTTCTGTACCCTACCGTTGTCTAGGCTTGTGAGCAGTTGGTTCTTCATGTCTAGGCTGTGGTCTTTCTTAGACGCATCAGACATAGATGAGAATTCCTCAAACCCTAGGAAGCCACCACACATCTCACGGGCGATAGGTCGCCCTGCTATCTCACCCTCATCATCTACTGAACCGAACATACCTGCCTCTGTGATAGAGTTAGCACCCATCATTGTTCTCATCCCCTGCCCTAAGTCAGCGTTAGAGTTGTACACAAGCCCTGTGCCTTCTGCTAGGAACATGAGGATGAGTACAGACTTACCGCTACCCTTTGCGCCCCTCATCAGTATGTGTATGCGTGTGTCTGGTAACTGTGACATGGGGGTGTAGAATGGTATATTGTTGTGCCTCAGTGGGCAGTTTTCTATGATGAAGTCGTTCTCCTCATCTACCAATGGACTGTCTGGGTCGAAGTCGCAACGGCTACACTTGTTCAGAGCATTGAATATGTGACCCCCGATACTACACAAGAAGATAGGTATTTTATCCTCGACATCAACGAAGTAATTACGTCGTGCAAACTCAATAGTTTTATCGAAAATATTCATTGTTGATTACCCCCTATATGTTCCGCCAACTTTAGTGCTTCCATCATCTCACTGTAATAAACAGTGTCATACTCAAGACCATGAACATCATACATGTAATCTAGCAACCTGTCTGCCTCTGATATGTTTAGATAAGTGGTGTTGTCGTTACCACATAGGACTAACCAAATTCCTCGGATTGGATTCGTACAGAAAGAGTTGAACAAGCTACACATAATCCATGTGGGTGACGGCACTATGAGTTGTAGGTCATCTATGATTTCCCCGTTTGTTAGGTACAACGCTTCGTCCTCCGGCTCTTGGTAATTATACACAATCAATTCGTTTGGTGGTATCTGTGGTTGGTCATCGAAGATGAAATTCTGCATGACGTGTGATGTCAGATACACTAGCTCATCCACTCCTCTTTTACTGCACTCGATTATGATGTCCCTCATCACTGGATAGTTGTAGAGCCATGCTTTAGTCTGCTCTGGTGACGGTGTGTAGGCGTGAGATATTCTTAGGATAAAGTAACGTCGCCCATCTAAGTTACGCATCTCGTACAATCTCCACTCTGGGAAGGTAGGTAGTGGCAAACTGTTCATCGGCTCTACTTGGTGTAGCTTTGAGAATATCTTACAGACTGGTTGTTGCTCCCCGACAAGACTAGCACCGGCCACGAAGGAAGCGTAGCCCGCCTCACCTTGATAATATACTACTAGGGTAGTAGGTTCCACTTGGTTTGGGAATTCAAGGACTCCGTTGAGTATGGTTTCTTCCGTCCATACAAAGTCAGTGTCACCGGTAGTGGATATTACTTTACTCATCTAATCTCTCCTTTATCTTTTTTTGTAGGAACATGGGAAACTTCTTGATTGGTTTTCTTGAGGCTATGGCTCGACGTACTGCATCATCTAGAGGGCGCACGTCCCACACACCTAGTTTCTTTTCTTCCCCAATCTTCTCAAACAATACCGATGCCCTTAGTATGCAACCAAGAGATATCGGAGTAGTACCGTAGTTATATCCAAACCTGTTTGAGTAGCAATCAGAGTTGTACCAATCACATATGTCTATAGATGTCATCGGCCCGTTCTCCTGTAGATACTCATACACTTTTGATTGTAGTCTTTTGGTCTGCCCTCTGCCACCCATACCCTGTCCTCTCCTGTCACGGTTATAATTATTTTTGTTACGTGTCACAAGCGTAAAAAATTAAAACGCTTTACTGCTCCCCATATTTTTATTTCTTTTATTTCTTCAAAGGTGTTTTAGATTTCTTTCTTTCTTTATCTTAACACACTATTGAATTAATTAAATAATTACTAGATAGGCTTTCAGTGTCACGGTTTTTTATTTATGTGGTGTTGAAATCAAGAAAAAGAATTGTCTACTTTTGTCATAAATGTTTCTTCATTTAATTGTAGACTCATACCGTTTTCAGCCACTGATACTATATCAGATACTACTGTGTCGCCCTTCCATACAAAGGCAACAGATATAGGCCAGTGACCCTTACCTCTTTCTCTCATCAGCTCGCATATTACCCACATCTCATCTATCGTCACCGTCATATTAGTAGCCCCGTAATGCCCACGTATAGTATTCTTTCTGTAACTTAGTTTTATCGTGAAAGTCATTGAGCCTGTCTGCATTCATCATCTTCCTTTCGATACTCTCTGGTAAGTAATTAGCTTCTAAGTATTCACTAAAGTTATCTAGGTTAGAGTCTATCCTTTCTAAGACATCACCAAGCTCCCCTGCCTCTATCGTATGAACCCACCCAGATACTCTATGGTAGTCCTCTACAAGCATAGTAGCACCACTTGGAGTTTCCAACACACCCCAAAGATAGCTATTGTTATTCACTGATAATATATTTATGGAAAGACCATACGGTCTTTGTTTTTTTGTGAAGCGTAGATATGGGTATATCCTACCCTTGTAACTTAGTTTGGGTAAGCCTTCCTTGTGGTACTCCGACAAGTAATTAGCATGTATAAAATCGTATGTTGTTTGGAGATACTTACTACCGGTAGCTGATGAAACGACATGAGTTATCAATCCCTTGTCATGCCATATGTCTATCGCCATCTTTGGTTGGCTATCTATGTAGCCCTGTAGTATGTACTCTAGTGGTGGTCTGCCATATACATACTCGTCATCTTCAACAAGGCTCTGCGGTACGTCATAGATAGTCTGCATCATTTCTCCATACTTCAATGTCGGGTCTATACACTTCAAGAAATTGAAAAGGATATACCGGTCTGTTATCTTGTACTGTTTGGTGTGTTCATATGTGTAGGATAGTAATATCATGGGGTGTTTTTTACCATTACTTTTAACCTTATTATATTCCCTAGCCTCTACGACCTTCAAGCCCCTAAGACTTAGTGACTTGTATCTACTGCTCATTAGCATCCCTCGACTGTTTGTTCTTGGCCTTCACTCTGTTAGCCCTACTCATGGTATTCTTGAATTCCTTTACCATGTATTGAGGGGTCTTTTGTTTGAAGGAACCTATGCTCATCCACTTGGTACAGTCCTCTACTAACTGCCTAAGCTCATTGACTTCTTTGTTATCGGTATATGGGAAAAACTCGTTGGCCTTCTCAGCCTCCTTATTTTTATCCTCAAGATAATCTTTGTACTTCCTCATATCTCTGCGCCTTCCTCATCGTAGTAGTATCTATTTACCTTGTACGTCGTAGTGCCGTACTGGTTGAGCGTATCACTCAACCTCTCTCTTACATCACCCTTCCTTATACCCTTCATACCCCTAATCAGATTACTGATGTGTCTAGCATTACTGATGTACTTTTTTCTCTTGGGGTTCATCCTCTCTAAAATCTGGTCTGCCGTAAGACCGTCTGGATTTGCTTTGAGTGTCCTTATTATCTCGTTTCTAACTCCTTCCTTTCTCATAAAATCCCCACTCTCTTTGTATGTATAAGTATTTCTATTCTGACTCGCAAGCGTCAATAGCATCTACGATATCTTGGTCTATGTGGGGCATACGTTGCATTGAATCTACTTCTTCTATCAAACGCTGAACGTATATTGATGCGTCCATTAACTCCTCTTGAAGATGGATGAGCCACTGTTCAATGGTAAGGTCATCCCTTTCCATTGTAACGCCGTACTTGGCCTTACCTGACACCGCTCTCTTCCGCATTTTAAATATTACTTTTTCCTCAATACTACTCATAACTACCACCAAATCTTTTATCATATTCTTCTTTACTACATGTGAAAAAGTATGGTCCCGTAGGCTCTAACCTATACATCTTGAAAGGCTCTTGTCTGCATAGCTTACCTACAAAGGAGTGAAAATTCATAGTACCTCTTTGGGTGCGGTAAAGGTTGCCGTTCTTGTAAGTCATGTGTTCATAGATATTAGAGGCGGTACAGGCTTTGTTCTGCTTTACCAACCAACGGCCCGCACATTCAAAGGCTTTAGATGCCCTCTTTTTTCTAGCATTGTGACCACTTAACTGCCTCATCTGTTCCACCTATCCCGCCAACACCCGCATCTTCTATCGTCGTAAGCACCACATCGCAAACACTTCTCCATTAGTATCTCACGTCCACGTCGGCAACCCAGTCACCGTTCTGGTTCTCGCTGTAGCAAGAATCACAGACGACATCTCCCCACTCACTAAAGAAGTAGATGGTAGTGCCTTCCCCTTCCTCCATCTCCGCATAGCAACAATCACAGACGACTAGCGTTTCTTCTTCTTCCACCTTCTTTCTTTTAGGGTAATACTTAGCTCCTTGGTTGTAGTATATCGTCGGTGTCTTCATACTATCATGTCCTCTTGAACCATACAAGCTTCACCTTACTTGACTCGCCTATCGTTTCAATCTCAACTATTAGAGTGAACCACCATGCTCCGTCACTGTGCTTGTAATAACCCGTAGGGTACTTCGTTGAAAGGTATGTGAATTCGTCTTCCGATGTGTGGTAATTTACTGTTATGTCTACTTCCATATCTATGCCTCCTAGTCTTTTCTTTTAGCTCTTGTCCTGTGTGTCGCAAGCGTACATGTTATTCTCTTTGAGCAATCTGTAATCAGCCTCACTCAATCTCTTGTCTACCTGCGTCTTTCTCCAACGACCTAGTACGCCGTTGTTCACTCCTCTAATACTTTTACCTTTGTTATATCTTCTTCTCATTCTACTTCCTGTGCTTGTCATTGTATCAACTCCATCGGCCACCAATCGGGGGCATCTCTACCCTTCTTCCATTGGGCGAATCTACTTTTATCTTGAATGTAGTAGTCACGATATGCGGTGACGGCATCTACATTTTTGTACTCATCGGGCATGGCCTGTGCAAATGGCGTTAGCTCTCCCTCTGGTATCAAGTGTGCCATGATGTACAGGTGTTCTATGCCACTCTCGCATGAGTGTACTTTGTCGAACCTCTTTGTGTACTCGTCGCATAGCATAGCACCGTGGTAGCAAGCCCATAGGAAGTTAGACCTAGAATCACCTACCCATCTGGTACAGGGGTGGTTGTGGTAGCCTCCTTTTAGCGGTGTGCCTTTACTTGTTAGTGGCATCATGTCAGACGTAGCACCGTGTCGTATGACGGCGGAGCCTAGTTGTTGGTAAAGCTCCACGACCATCTTAGGAACGTGCTTGTCACAGTACATCTTTGCTGACTGTATTGGGTCATCATCTAGTATGAATATGTTCACTGTATCTCCTCCAAATAATCTCGTAGGTATAGTCCTCGTCTTACAG